ACAGTGAGCATGGCTTTAAGCAAGCACCGCTGGAAGAGATTACTGAAGAGCAATACGATGCTTTGGTTTCCTCTACCCGCCTCATCACACATGTTGCCGAAGCCACCATTGGCCTTGATGACGAGTGTGCCACTGGCGCTTGCCCCACCAGATGAAAGAGGTAGTCATATCTCCAGCCATGTTGGTTGAGGCCAGAGACAAGGCTGCTGAGATGGGACAGCTACGCAATAGCATCATCAGAGGGGCTGGCAACATTGCTGGTTTCATTGGTGAGGCTATTGCTCAGCAGGTCTTAGGTGGTGAGCTATTCAACACCTACGACTATGACCTTGTATTACCTGATGGCACTAAGGTGGATGTGAAGACTAAGCAGACGGGCTATGTTCCGCTGCCATCTTACGACTGCTCTATTGCTGCTCTGAACACTAAGCAAGACTGTGACTACTACGCCTTTGTGCGTGTAAAGAATGACTTCTCTGTGGGCTGGTATTTAGGTGTGTATAATAAAGATCAGTACATGAAGGATGCAGTCTTCATGCAGAAAGGTACAGTGGATCCAGCCAATGGCTACACTGTGAAGAGCGATTGCTACAACATCAAGATAAGTCAACTAAAGGAGAAACCATGACTATCAAGTTTGAAAGAACTGCCCCTCTGCGGATCCAATTCGATCAAGGCAGGATGGCCTTTTACAAGGGCTGGTTTGCTAACCAGTACGATCCTGACTCAGTGCAGGGTAAGGAATGGCAGCGTGGCTTTGATAGGGGCTACTTCGAAAACATCTTCGCTCTGAAGCAAGGCAAGTAAAACCTCTTGTCCTTAGCTCAGTTGGATAGAGCAACAGCCTTCTAAGCTGTAGGTCATTGGTTCAATTCCAATAGGGCAAACCACCATCTCAAGGAAACAACATGACTATTAATTTTAATTTCCTCAATCTACTCACACTGGTATTCGTAGCAGCCAAGCTCTTCAATGTCATTGATTGGTCTTGGTGGCTGGTGCTAGCGCCAACACTAGCCCCACTAACCATCTTGATAGTGGGATTGATTGTCGGCTTTATATATCTTTACTTCAAGCAAAACTAACTCTGCCTAGAAGCCAGCCCGCCCTTAGCTAACTTGCGGGTTAGTTCTCTAACCTTGTTGGATGCCTTTATCTGTGGTGTTCTGTAGGATCTATCTGCACGATCAGCTTTATAGCCTATCTGTCTAAAGGCTTCCAACTCATTATTGATATCATCTAGTAGCTTTGCTTTCTCTGTAGATCCCGAAGCTTTCAATGTCTCCTGAGCTTTGTCTAGCAGAGATTTAAAGAAAAGAGTTTCTGTTCTGCCTTTGTATGGCCCGCCTGTTGGGGGATAAACTGTGGTAGCAATATTTTTGGTGTCTCCTGCTAAGATATCTAATGAGTGTTGATACCGCTGACCTAAGCCACTCTTTGTTGAGGTAAGCTCACCCTTCTCCATGAAGTTGTTTAGTAAACTCTTTACATTGGTATAGGCTTGATTAGCCAGCATCTCATCAGACACTTGCTTAGTCACTTTCTTTCCATCCACAATAACACTACGCCTATCAATAGGCAAGTTCATATTCTTCTGGATAGACAGCAGTTGCTCAAGAGTTTCTTGTTCTCTTCTCTCTCTGTTAAGAAAACCTTTCTGAGCTTTACTATCTCCTTGAACAAACTTAGTCACAATGTCTTTGCCAGATTTAACTTCCAGTTGCCCGCCCTCCCCTTTACCTTGTGGTCGGAGCTTGTCAGTTTCAGTAATCACCTCTTCTGTTTCTTTGAAGTTGGAACGAGGAAGAGATAGCGGTCTAACAACACGATCAGATCCGTTGATTGTTTGAGCAATTACATTTAAATTTTTATCTGAATATTCCCTTGGATTCATGTTTACGCGCTTAAACATGTAGTCTGCATAAGGAATTTCTGTATAGATTATCTGCTGTGGATTAGGCCCGCCAAAGCTAGTATTTTCCATATTCAAATTCACATCTCTTGTGAAAGAAGTACCGCCCACATTTAATTCAGAGTGGACAGTGCTGTGTTGCTGAGGATCGGTATATCCAGTTTTGTATCTAAAATTTTCTCCAGTTTTACTAGCTTCTCTACCGTGAAAAAGTTTAACGGGCGGTGTGTCCTTATACCGCTTTCTAAGTGCGTCTAGTTTAGACTGCCCTTTCTCTGACATAGTAACCACTGTTGCTATATCTTCTGTGTTTTTGGGATCAATCTCTTTACCAAACTGTCTTCTAAAGTTTCCCTGTACAACAGCCAAAACATCTTCAGCATCAGACAGACCAGCAATCTGCGGATCTTTAATTAATTCCTTGAATGCATATCCTCTTTGCTCACGAAGCAAGAACAAGACACCTTTTCTTTTTGTTGGGAATGACGAAGAGGCAAGGGCATCTAAAGAACCCTCTTTTATTTTAGCTTCTGGAATCTTTGGTGGTGTGTATTCAAAGACTTCTTCTTTCTCTATTGCAAATGGGGAAGCGTCCTTAGCCTTCTCAGGATTGTTCCAAGAGAACGGTGCATCAGGGTCGAAATCTCCTACATCTTCTCCCTCTGCTTCGTACTTCTTATACAAATTATATTGTTGTTCCCACTCAGGAAGTTCTTCGGCTGGTGGTGTAGGCGCAGCTTCCTGCTTAGCAAGCACAGGCTCTTCGTTGTCTACAAAGCGGCCTTCTCTTTCCACCTCACCTAGATATGGCCCTTCGTCTTTTACCACCTTAGAAGTAGATGTTGGCTGAAAGACGGGGCGCTTAGTGGATGAAAGGGGGATGTCAGGGATGACAGTAGCGGGCTTCTTCTTAGCTAGCACTGTGGTTGTCTGCTCCACTGCCTTTGGTTTAGGGGCGATGCCCAATACATCATCAACAGCAGAAGCAGCTTCCATCTCCAGTTGCTTCTTAGAAACTGTTGTAGTTGTTTTAGATATAAGAGGAGCGGGCTTAACAACTTTAGAAGCTACAACACCTGCTTCTTTTTTAAGCACATCTGTGCCAACTTCCTCAATAAGAGGAGCAGCTAGTTTACTAAATAATGCCAAAAGATATCCCCAATTAATTCTTTACATTAGCCAGCTTAGCTTTGTAAGCCTTCACCTTATCGTAGGCGTTCGCCTCTTCCAGAGTGACACCGTTATTTTCTTTAGCGTAGCGTTCGTTAATAATTTTACGCTCATCAGCAGTGAGCTTATCAAACTCCATCTTGTTCAGCATTGTCCTGCCTTCAGGGGTTTCCATAAAGCCAGCCTGTGTCTGTAGTGTAGCAACTTCTGTTGCTCTAGACAGCACTGCCTGTATCTTCTCTCTCTTCTCTGCTAAGGACAGCTTCTGATATGTGTCCTTCTCAATAAGTTTCTCGACATAAGCAATGGCGCGTGGATTAACTTGCTCAATAAATGCTCTGTCATAAACTTTATTACCACTGCTACCACCATATACTTTGAATGGATCGGCATTAACATTAATGATCTCCTGCTCTGCTGGTGTCTTCTTTGGTATCTCTCTAATACCAACCAAGCTATTAAAGAATTCGCCTTCTTTAACAACTGGCCCTTCTCTAAGCTTTGGCACAACCTCAGGCAATTTTTCTTTTATAATTGGCAGTTTACTTTGTACTCTGTTAGAGGCAGCCTCAATAAAACTATTGTCCGTGGTTATAACATTAGGATCGCGTTGAATGCTTCCCTCTTCTCTGAACAAATCTAAGAATTCATATACACTTTTAAATACAAAAGGAGAAGTAAAACGATTAGTAAAATCTCCAAGCAATTTACCCACCTTAACCGCAAATTTATCCGCATCTTTCTCAGAAGAGTACGCAGAAAATATCTGATTAAGCAGTTCATTTTGTGTCCCTGCTGGCATCTTCATACCCACCACAGCTTCAAAAGTACCGGAAGTGTCGGGTTTCTCACCAAGCTTCGCCTTAGCTAAGACATCAGCTACAGCCAGTAACGGGCCAATAGGAAAGATGGCTCGCATATCTACAGTGGATCCGTCTTCTTTCTTTATCTCTGCCCAATTGCTGTCTTGGTTATTCATGCGGTAGTCATAGGCTGCTGCCAATGCAGCAGTGCCTACAACACCCTTAGCTATATTCTCTTGTCCTCTTCTTATTAGTTTAGAGCCATCATCACCATAGTGTGACATTAAAGCACCAGTGAAAAGATCCTCTGCCCCACTAGCTGCTCCTAATACACTATATCTATATTGAAACGCAATTGCATTACTCATGAAGCGGGGAAATGTGGCGAATAGACTGCCGCCCGGAGCTTCAGCTAGTTTTATAAATGTATTACCAAATCCCTCAGCGCGCCCCTCAAATGTTTTTATTGCATCAGCTTGTACCTTAGGTTGATAAGAGAAAGTAGCTTTGAGTGCATCATCAGCAGCTTTTTGAAGAATAGAAGCAGGGACAGATTTACCTTCTGCCATAATAAGAAACGGATCTAATCCTGCTCTTCTTGCATGTTTTTCCACAGCAGCATTGAAGATTGCTTTTCTAAACCAAGCATCTTGTGCAGAATTTAGACTATTAAATAATTGTGCTACTTGTGATACATCTTTGTTATCCCCTACTTGAGTAGCATTTAAGATGGTGTTTCTAATAGAGGGGTTATGCTTAAGCAAATTTTCAGTAACTTCATCAGATAAATCTGTCTTTGCAAGATAACCATAAACAGTAAAGGCATCTTTCATTGTGTCAGCCATGCCCTGATAAAGGGTTTCTCCACGCTGCCCTGAAGCACCGGCAGACAAAACTTTCCCTGCTGTGTAGAGAGTGCCTTCAATAATAGAAGCAGCGGAGGTAGCAGTTAGTACGGGGGTAGTACCTAACACGTTTCGTACAGTGGTTCCAATACCACTAACAACCCAAGCTTTACTCTCTGCTTCTACCTTGCTGATTGCACCAAATATTGTACCCATTGCCGAAGTTTCTGCATTAGGTTTACCAAATAATTCATCAACCATCTTCTTAAGTTCTGGGTCTATTTCTTTTGCTTTATTTAAAGCTCTAGAAGCTACAGAGTATTGCTGCATAATGGAAGCGGCTTCTGTCACTGTGAGTTTGTTAGCTTGAGCAAATTCTTTTGGAGTAAGTCCTGCCGCATTGATGGCTTGCTCTAGCACATTATCATCAATTTCACCGGCATTTAATTTAGAAAACACACTAGAAATGGCTGTGCTTATCTTCTCATTTGGCCCAAGTTGGAATGCTGGATCATTCTCAATGATGTGACGGGCAACACGAACAGCCCTAGCTGACATGTCGTTAGCAATCTTTGCATCCAGCAAAGGAGTAGCTGGAGACACTTCATCCAGTATCTTTTTTCCCTCTCTCTTCATAAACTCTTCGGCTTCTAGATTCATCTGAGCAGCCACAGGATCTGCTAGTCTTCTTTCCACTATGGTGACGGGAGCATTTGGGTTGGTAACAGCAGCTTCTGTTTTAGCTTTCTTCATCAGATCATTTAGATCATCTGCCCCTGACTTACCAAAGGGTGTCATTGTTCCTTTGGCCCCGACATAACCAAAGGCAGAGGAAAAGATGGCAGCTACAGCCATTTGAGAAGCAGACAAGTCTTCTACTTCTTGGCCTAAAGCTCTCTGTGTTTCTTGGCCCAGCCGCTGCTGAGCAGCGCTTTGTGCAACACCAATAACAGCTT